AGCTAAGAAAATAATTCGCCTGGATTTTTCCGCGATTCCCAGGCCACGAAGGGACCTAGCTGTCTCGTCATTTCGGTTTGACTTCGGTTTAAAAGATGCACGGGGCATTTTTTGGTGACTTGATGTACCAGAGAACCTTACCAATTCGCGGGCCGTGACTGTAGCGTAGCGACCAAAACATCTTTGAACTTCATAGACATCACAAAACCTTACCAATTCACGGGCCGTGACTGGAGCGTAGCGACCAAAACATCTTTGAACTTCACAGACATCACAAAACCTTACCAATTCGCGGGCCGTGACTGGAGCGTAGCGACCCAAAACATCTTTGAACTTCACAGACATCACAAAACATCTCTGAACTTCACGGACATCATAATTAGCGCGTGGCGCGTGTATGTATTACAAACCCATAACCTATCAACACCTCTGTATATCCTGAAAGTTTAGAAAGTTTCTTAAACCCACCTATACATTTTGGTTTCACTTCAACTTACTTTTATTTTTCAACTTCAACCTGTTTCAAACTATTTCCTATAAAATGAAAACTAATTCATTTCTGATCCTGACAAACCATAACCTATTATGAAACTCCTGAAAGTTTGGAAAGTTCCATATACCTATGTATACATTTTGGTTTCACTTCAACTTACTTTTATTTTTCAACTTCAACCTGTTTCAAACTATTTCTTATGAAATAAAAACTAATTCATTTCTGATCCTGACAAACCATAACCTATTATGAAACTCTCGAAAGTTTTGGAACTTCCATATACCTATGTATACATTTTGGTTTCACTTCAACTTACTTTTATTTTTCAACTTCAACCTGTTTCAAACTATTTCCTATAAAATGAAAACTAATTCATTTCTGATCCTGACTTACAAATATTTGGCCATCACAGCTAAGGTGATCGCACCTATCATCAATGGCGCATCCCATTCTGGTTTACTCTTCTGACCCCAACCCAATGTGAAATACACACTCAAAAATACACCAATCGTACGCAACACTGCCTCATATCGAACATCCATCTTTACTCTATAATGGGATTATTAATCTCAGGACCCTCAAACATAGCTTCAGGTAACCGTGGATCCAATACATCCCCATGAGTCTCACACAACATACACACCTCACCAGGTCCATGCCTATGCTCAGGTTGAACCTTCTTGGGCTTTGCCAACTTCTTGGGCTTGGGCTCCTTCACAGGCCTAGCTTCCCTCTCACCATGCATCCTACAATAGGTACCACCTGGGGCAGCCCTATTCCTACACTGGGTCCCCTTACCCGTTACACCCCCACATTTCGGAGTCGTCTGTGGATCCGGTCGCAATGACTGCACAATCTCCCTGAGCTCACGCAACTCTGCAAGGATTTGGGTTAAATCGGTCATTTTCTTGAAAAGAAGGTGTGGAGGGGTCTTACTTAGGGATTAAAGACAATAATAATCCAGATGGAAAAGTATTCGTGGGGAAACTTCTCGAAACAGTTTAGTCATCTATCGGGTGTCATAGGTATTTACGACTTCACACTACCAGAAATAGAAAGTACAGATCCAATTGAAAAATCGTTCAGATCATACACCGATATTTTCGATAACGAAGACAAAAACATCTCGTACATGATCAAAATATCCGACACAACCGCAACCTCATCTGAATCTGAACTCATGAAGTTTGTATCACCCATCACACAAAATCGAAAAAATGTTGAACGTTGTATGTTACGCATTCAAACAAATCCTTGGAGACATTCATGTCATTTTGACACTTATGATCAAACAGTCATAATATTAGATGGTGTTAAGAAGTGGCTACTCTTTCGCCTCACCTATAGCGACGTCCAAGAAGAAAAACGATTCATCAAAAAAGTAAATGGATTACCCTTTAAAAATCTGGAAAAACTCTTGAAGTCTATGAAAGTTGCCTACATCATAAAAAGATCTAAACCCGGTGATGAGTTTTTCATACCAGCGGGAATGTATCACGCAGTTGAAAATGAAAACGAAGGAAGGGGTACGATTTTTGTAAATGTAGTGTACAATGGATTCAGTGAAATACTTGATAGAAGGTTTACACAACTCTGGCCATCTATGGCTCAAAAGTGTGAAAACCTCGTGTTTTATTAAAATGCTCATACTTGCTCACTAACAAATACTTTGTAAATGTCATTGGCTCAATCACATTATCATCCGGATCATTCAACATATAGTCAATGTCCACCCACGTCATGCGAAGTACTACATCAAGTAACTCACATGAAATGTCTGGATGTTTCAGTATCGTGTACTCATAACGATTCTGAACAACTTCTATACACTTGAGAAGAATGTCGTCATACTCCTCAATCAACTCGTCAAACATTTGTACCAAGAGATTTTTGTAAGTCTCTTCTTGCTTCTCACGATACCACTGCTTCTTCAACTTTGTGATTCCTTTGAAACACATAGAAGCCCTACACATTGGACACGAAGATTTACCCTTCATGTACCACGATTTCGTGCACCCCTCACAAAATCCATGCCCACAAGTGAAACGACACCGGGCTTCATTCTCGTAACACACTGGACACTCCATGGACCCTGCAAGTTATTTTGTTCTTACACTGCGTACCCTTACGGGTGACGTGGGGGCAACGGGTAGCCCTAAGCTTATCGTTCTCAATACGAAGGAGTTCGTTCTCCGCAATGAGGGCGAGATATTCTAACATTTTCTTTGACTTTTGTTGTGATCTAAGATTACTTAGGTTTTACATAGCACAGCAAGTGTAATCATATCGTATCTTTTTAGCGCTGCCAGACTTGCCATTGTGGACCAATCTGAACTTGGTGAGGGCTTCGCTCGCTTTACACTTAACATCGTGGCGATCTAAGTAGATAGTACTGCTGCTTGGGGTATTCCAAGCCGTAGCGGTATTACGGCAATCTCCAACAGCGTTTCTGTTCGAGCATCTATACTTGTACTGAATCTTATTACCAGCGGGTCGCTTAAGCTGAAAATCGGAAATAGGTTTCTTACCACAATCCACTTTGTGACGATCGAGATAGATCATGTTACCACCACCCCAATCATTAGACGCAGTGTACTTGTATCCAGATTGCGACGCATTCACACCGGGTACACATGTGTACTTGTAGTCAAGCTTCGTCGTCGAGGGTCGCTTAAGCTGAAAACGCTGAATACCACCTCTACCACAATTTAACCTGTGACGATCCAAATAAATAGAGTTGCCCGCACCCCAATTGTTGTCTGGGGTATTCTTCGCGGAAGTATTCTTGTAAGGGTTCGCCTTACATTTCGTCTTAGGGTTTCCACCGTATGTGCATCCAATCATATGAACAGTGTCATTCTTGTCACCCGCGTACTTCTTACTCGTGTCAACTGTGTAGAAGAAGCAAGAGTTCCTATATTTCTTGTTTCCATGCTTAATGTTCCTATGTCCCCACACAGTAGCACCCTGGGCACGCGCCAACCTCTTGCATACATTAGGGTCGGTAACATTGAGTTTATTCACAATACCCGCACCCTTACGACCGGGGTATTTATAACCTGGAACCGCACCATAAGGAGACGCACGCTTAAACTCTACACCGGCGATTGTAGCGTTCGCCTTATCGAGCTGCTTCTTTACAGCACTGGCCTTCTTCGCTTCAGCCTTCGCTTTCTTAGCCGCATCAGCAGCCTTCTTGTTCGCCGCGGCAACCTTCTTAGCGGCATCCCTAGCCAGCTTCTTCTTCTCAGCAGCTAACTTCTTGTCGTTTTCCTTACCTGTAGCATCCGCCCTCTTCTGGGCATCTTGGGCTTCTTTCAATTTCCGAACCGCGTCATTAGAAGTTTTGGTAGCAGCAGCCTTCAGGTCGTTCGCATTCTTTACAGTCTTAGCGGCCGCTGCAAGATCAGCGTTAACCTTGGCTTCAAGCATCTTGAGTTGAGCTTCGCGGGCCTCTACATTCGCTTTCAGCTGTGCGGAGCGCGCCTTTTCATTCGCTTCGGCCTGGATTTGTTGCTTCTCGAAGTCGCTTTGGGCCGCCGCCATCTTAGCAGCGGCATCAGCCTGGATTCTTTTAAGTTCAGCCTCAGCTTTCGAAGCCGCGCTCTGTGTCTGGAAGTAGAAAGCTCCCGCCATCACAGAGATGACACAAAGGAAAAAGATTACAATATATAAAGTTGTGTTTCCACCCTTTTTAGCCGGAGCAGCAGCCATAGGTGGTGGCGCCATCATCGGATTAAAGTCCATCTTTATATATTATAAGATTTTTATATTAACAAGTCACAAGTATTACATTTCATCATCAGAGTCTTCACCCATGGGGGCGGGTTCCATTTCCTCATCACCCTCCATTTCCTCATCACCTTCCCCTGTATTGGCGTCACCCTCGAGTTCGGCCAGGAGATTCGCAAGCTCGGCTTCGGTGTTGTCAGCGTCACCACCCTCATAACCCTCAGTCTTCAGACGACCCATCAGCTGGAGAATAATGACAGCGACAAGAGCACCGATCGCAACGTACATAGCAATCTTAGATGTATCGTTCTTCATTGTTTACTGTTACTAAATATTTTTTTTTCCTGTAATATATTAAATGACTAGACCTATACAAACCGTCGCCCTGGAATCATTGATTATTGGGATTATGAATGCTGTACTCATCCTGGGTGTTAGCAGACTCAATCTCAAGCTCGATGCACCCGTACTCCACCTCATCGCTGGTGCCCTCATCCACATCATCTTTGAATATACAGGTGGTAACAAATGGTGGTGTACCCAAACTTACAAGTTGTAATGCACCCTCAAATAACTCTGTCTCTCCCTCATATCATTAATCTCAATCTCCAGGTTTCTCTTCAACTCCATCGCTTCGTTCTTTCTCGCCTCGATGCGATGGTTTTCGAGCATCTTATAGTCTTCGTAAATCTTCTTCTCAAATTTCTTACTCGTGAGCTCTTTACGATCCGCTGGTGATAAATTAGTGAAATCCGTGAGTCGAACATAGTTTTCAAAGGTGGCTTCGCCTGCTTCAACTTCTTCAAAAACATTAATGTCGAAAATCGGAGTAAATGCTGTGAAATGTTTCATAGCTTCTTCCCTGACCCTTTTAGTCATACGCTGAATGGGTTTCGAATTCCGAATCATAGATTTAGTCACTTTCAAGTCAGCCAGGAGTCGTCGAAGGCACTCCTCATTCTGTGACCACTCATCGTACCACCCAGGGTGGTACGATTCGTCCTCCGAGTCACTTTCACTTTCACTCTCACTTTCATTCACGATTCGATGAACATCCAACGCACCCGGAAGAACCGCCTGGAAAGGTACACGACGATTATCCCTTACCGGTGGATCATCATTCTTGGGTATGTTGTCATGAACCTGTTTGAGGTTGTCACACATTTCCAAGTAGGTGCCCTCGGGGATCATCTTGGAAATGTCGTCCAGACATTGCATGAGATTTCGGAGATTATCCATTTTTACTTATATTTTACAACTTCCACGTTTCACTTAGGTTTAATAAAATCTGCCAACAGGTACATAGCCGGGGGTACAGATACAGATCCCATCGTGGTAGCGAATGCGGTACTCACGTCCTCAGGGGTCTTGATTTCACCATTGATAACCTTCGAAATGGAAGTCTCCATCAACTTGTCGACTGTTGTATCGATGGGTTTAATGATCAATGGGATCGCTGCTAGGCCAACAAGTGTCGGTAAAAACTGATTTTCATTACCTGCCATGTGAGCTGCCATATTTACGATTACACGAATGATCGAACCTGGCCAGAAGACGGAAGCGAGCATCTGCCACGTTAGGGTTTCCGTAGAGATTCGGAGAGTGTCGGTGAGTTTGTCCTCTTCTTCGGCAGCATCAAACGCCTTCTGCCCCTTGTCAATCGTGTCGAACATGACATAGGAAGCGGCGACACAGTAGGACGCGGGAAGACCCCACTCGGGGAGATATGATGTAAAAGCTTCACCAAGCTCATTCGCGTACCCCATGTACCGTAAGGAAGTTTCACGGTAAGGGTCGACATTTTTAGTTACTGTAGAATAAATTCTGAAACGCTTGTCGTTGCGTTTTGTGTGTGTCGATACTGGCTTATATGTAGCTAAAGGCTGGATAGCAAACATTATCTTTTTAGATCTCCAAATCTTTATACACCATCTAACCTGTCATCCGATTCTTCAAGCCATTCAAGTCTTTTCTCTATAGATGTACGATACTTGAATCTAAAGTCATTCTCAATATCCATATAGGATCTACACATCCTTAAAAGTTCTACCTTTGTAAGTGGGAGATCTATATCATCTTCATCGAAACCGTGGATATGACGATAATGCATCAAAACCTTCTGTCGTATTTTCTTGGTAATTCGTTTTATTGGTTGTGCGTCTGCCAGCTCCTTTTGAAGATAGGTAATCTGTCCCTGAATGAAATCACTGTCAACATTCAGGGCTTTATCGAAGTAATAGTCATAAAAATATCGATATGTCTCCTCGGTTGAACCAATGGGAGGGATTCGAAAGTCGTCATAATCGAAAAAGTACACTGGATCTGACCTCTTATTGTAGGCGTTCTTCAAGTGTTTGCACAATTCGAGGTAGTCCCCCTCAGGCAAAACAGTTGAATGCTTGTCAATTATTTGCATTACTTGAAGTAAATCATTCATCCTTAAAGATACTGATATTAATTTGTCTAAGTAACTTAACGAATGTATGACAAGTCTGAATGTCAGACTGGCATAGTACATATAGGTTACGGTGCATTTCACAGGGCGCATCAGGCTATGTACATAGATGAATATATGGAAAAGACTGGCGATCTCCGGTGGGGTATCGTTGCTGTCAACCTCAGGAATGAAGGGTTCCGTGAGATTGATAACTATGTCGTGAAGACACCCTCAGAGTACAAGGTTGTCAGGTCACATCTCGACTACATTGATTGGACAAAGAACAGAACTATCGCCAAACATATGCTCACTCTACCCAGTGTTCACCTCATCACGGTCACTGTCACAGAAAGTGGATACGCACCAGGGTCACCCCTCTTTGAGTACCTGGCGTGCGGTCTTAGAAACCGTAAGACACCTGTGACCATCTTATGTTGTGACAACATTAGGCAGAATGGCCTAGCCCTCGAAACCCAATTCCTAGCATATCTCTATCATACAAATCAACACGAACTCGCCACATGGATTCGTGAAAATGTCAAGTTCCCCTCGTGTATGGTCGATCGAATCACACCAAGGACGACAGATGCTCTTCGTAGAGATGTTGAAAAGAGATTCCCAGGTTACGGTTACAATGCCATCCAGACAGAGGAGTACAGACAATGGATCATCGAAGATAAGTTCGCTTCAGACTTTCCAGACCTGACACAAGTTGGTGTTGTCATCACGAAGGACATAGAACCCTATGAAGAGACTAAGATCCGTATTCTCAATGGGGGACACACATCCTTGGCCTACCTTGGAGCTCTCTCGGGGTACGACACTTTTGATCAAGTCATGAATGACCCAATACATCGTCGTCATTTTAAGCAGCTCCAATATGAAGAGATTGTACCATCTGTCGAAGGTGAACTTCCCTTTGATATTTATGAGTACGTCGACAAAGTCGAGGAGCGCTTCTCAAACGCAACCAATGTCGACGAACTTGATAGAATTTGTATGGATGGCTTCACAAAGTTTCACACTTTTGTGGTACCGTCTCTTCGGAAGTGTCTCGAACAGGGAAAGAAACCCATAAATATCTATAAGGGTATTGCGGCGTGGTACATATATTCGAGGCGATTCGCGAGAGGATGTAAAAAAATACAGTACAATGAACCCAATTGGACACTCCTTGAACCCCTATTGAGAGATGGAGCCGTTGACGCATTTGTTTCTAATGAAAGATTGTGGGGTGACATCCCAAAACAGTTTATTTCATTTACACGAGACCTAAAAACTATCCTACTCTCTCAAACGTATGAACATGAGATAGACTTACTCGGTGATAATTAGTCTGTATGACGGTAAGATATATTGCCACTAATACTAATCCTATCCTCGTCACTCGTGTAAAATGGATGAACCTGATGGGCTAAATCACTGGGAAAAATACAACAATACCCATTCATATGAGGTGATAATGTAATAAAACTCGGATGCACCGCTCTACTTACACCATCAGAATACGCGAAGCTAAAGGTACCTGGTGTACAAATCGGTGAATTAGTTTTAGAAATTTGTAATTTACTTTCATTTTCAGGGTAATAAGGAATTTTCATCCATATTACAAAAGATAAAACACCTGAATGAATATGTAAAGGTTGAAACTCGCCACTCTTCTGAAAGTTCACCCACAAGCTGTTAATGCACAGGTCTAACGACTTAAAACTATTTTTGAATTGTTTATTGATCTTACGACATTCTTCGTCTATAAAATTTCTCATTCTGGAATTACTATCCGAAAACTTTATAATGTTTAACATCTCTTCAAGAAGTAACTGTTGTGGATCATTAAGTTTACACGATTGAGATATGTTACCGGCTAGATGTTTCTTGTAGCATTCCGGATTTTTTTTCGCTAACTGAATACATTCCCATAGATAGTCAATCAAATGTTGTGGTAGTTTGAACATTTGTGCTACTGTTGTCGGACCTGCATATACATTTTCAATTGATGACATCTTTATTACAAACAACTACAAACTTTAACTTTATCAACAAAAGTGTGCACGTAACTTGTCAACGTGTTCAATCATAGTCTCCTCTTCGTCCCCATCATCTTCACATGCCTGGCAAGGTGCATCAAACATGTGACAGGTGTGTTCACCATTTTCAGCCATCTCACGAATATCGGGGTCGTGCATGATATCGTCGTCATCGTCATCGTCATCTTCATCTTCATCAGTCTCTTGAATCGGTACGAGGGTTTTGGGTTTCTTAAGTTTTTTGAGTTCTTTCACACGATTTTTAAGTCTTCGGATCTCATCATCAAAATCCTTCTCAGTCCAGTTCTCATACTCATTCGACATCTCAACGAAAATACCGGTGGGGAGTGGATGTTCCATGTTTTCTTAAAAAATATAAATTCTAGGCTTCACTTAGGTACTTATGGAACACATAAGAACGATCATGGAGATTTTGGATGACGATGAAATGTTCCCAATGAGAAATGAGTGGGCATACATAAAGATATCAAATGAACTCAAGAAATTACACTTTAAATTAAAAGAACTCTCAAAACGGAGAGATGTCTACACACCAGCTATGATAGATCCTTCCGCGCGTATGGAAACACGCTCTTCAGCTAGAGTGGACCCTTCAGCTCCACCACGAGTAATTCGAGATGCTTGGCGAGATCTCAATAGTTTACGCGTCAGGCCCAGGCGTTAGAGTGACTTCGGCAACAGTGGTACCATCCTGCATAGCCTGTCTCGGTGGAGGGTAATAAAATCCGGGTTCAACTGGTCCGTCATGATCCGTTGCCGCCCAGTCCTCATGTAATTCCTGTAAAAACTGGTTCAGTCCAGGATACATAACCTCTTCATCAAGTTCTCTCCACCGCTGATAAAGTTGTTCTCGATCTCGTTGGGCAGCAGTTTCAGGATCAGATGGTAATGTGAGTGGTTGGTTTTGGTTAATAAGAAATGGCGGCGGTTTCACCTGTTGCCGCAACTCTTGGATAGTGTCGCACAACTCCAGGTAATCCCCCTCCGGGATCCTGTCTGAGTTCTTGTCGACAAGTGCCAATATTTTATGGAAGAGATCCATTGTTTCATGATCATCCCATCATCATCACCATCTTACTTAGGTTTCGGAAAGACTTAGAACTTCTTTTTGTATTTTTTTCGATTTCTTCAAACTCTCGAAACAATCCTTGAATATCATCACCACGATATTTAGCTTGTCTCACTTTTACAACAAAACGAGCCATTTTATCAAAAACCTGTAGATCATCAGTTCTTTCTACGAAGGATAGTAACCTTTTACACTTCGTAAGGAGAATTTCTAAATCTCGTTGTCTTTCTTGTTGGTAGTTTCTCTCCACTTCCATCTCAATGTATCGCTTCTCACCACATTCATTCACAGCCTCTATTAACCTAGAAGTAACTCTTTGTTCAGGTTTCGGGGCAAAGAAGCCGAAGATAGTCTGGAATAGGTTGGACATTTCCTAGGGGTAGGTGGAGGTTCGATTGGTTGTGTACAGTGAAGTACTTCTTCCCAAATGAGACGTTGAACGTCGGCACACAAAGGTTCCGTCGCTTGCAAAAATGCGATACGGTATTCGTCCGTAACAAGTGGGAAGTGATATTCTTTCATTCTTGCTTTTCTTCGGGGTCAATATCTTCACTTAGGTTTCTTTCAAGTCTCATTTGCTCGAGTTGAACATCTAGGATGACACGAGTCGGAGCATTCCATAGAGCCATCCTCAACCACTTATATGTTGATTCCATGTAGTACGGACCCATACCGACCATGGTATTAAAAATAGCTGTGAGAAGCATCTTTACATATCTATGGGTTCTTCTTTTTATATGAGTTCATCAGCTTGCAGAAGTCGTAAACAGTGTATATAAAAAAACTTCCCGTAAGGACAATCGTGTTCCTCGCGATTGCAGGAACCATATTATAATATTTGTAAACATTAGAAATGTCTTTAGATGACATACCTAAAAAGGTTCAATATATCATTGTTGATTCTAGGTTCGTGAATGGTACAAATAATACCTTCTCTCTCGACCTCACCTTGAAGTCGAATACACACGTCGAAGATATGGGTAGAGTTCTCGGTGTGAAGATGGCTGACTTTTACATCACACAGGTGGGTGAAGCTAGTCCATCTGTGAGTCCAAGTAACATAGCTAAGTATGTGGATGTTGTGTGTCCTGATATTCCAAAGGTTGCCCAGATTCTCGATGAACGTCATGGACAGGTATTTGCTCGTGTACCACTGGAAAGACACTTCGCAAAAGATTCTACAACAGTTCTTCGTGACAAACAATGGAAAAGTTTTCATCGTCAACAAAACTATTTCAATCCCATATCTATTAAGAAGTTAGATTTCAAAGTTTTTGAACAACAAGATGATGGTGACTACGTCTCTCTTCACCCAGATTCACAATGGTATATGGTACTCGAGATTACCACAGTCAATGTGAAAGAGAAGCCAAAAGATAGAGAACTTCAAATTCTTCAAGCACTCGAGAAACTCCTCAAAAAGATCGATACTCTCAACCAAAATGTTCAAAAGTTGCCAGATAAACCTCCAGAGGAAAACCCTAAAAAGTTCTCATTTGGTTTATTAGTCGCCCTTTTGGCTTCCCTTCTAGGTGGCTTCATATGGTGGGTCAATAAAAGTTCTGCGTAAAAAGTATGGGAGGTAAGAAGGGACGTCGTCTCAAGATTTCACTCTCATCATCATGTGATACTGAATATTTCGAGGAAGAAATGGAACTGGAGGAAGTGCAGCCAACTGTGGTTCCAAAGAGTGACAATCAGAGAAATTACAATCGTGTGTTGTACAGTATCAACAAACCAATGGTATTCGCTGTGGGACCGGCGGGAACGGGAAAAACGATGTTGGCTTGTTGTGCAGCTATACAGGGGTATAACGACCAGTCGTACAAAAGAATCGTATTAACACGTCCAGTCGTCTCTGTAGAGGAGGACATCGGGTTTCTACCAGGTACAATGGAAGAAAAGATGGATCCATGGACAAGACCCATCATGGACATCTTCGCTGAATACTATACACAAAATGACATTCAATACATGATAAAGGAAAAGATAATCGAAATTTGCCCTTTAGCATATATGCGTGGTAGAACGTTCAAGGATGCGTTCATCATCGCAGATGAAATGCAAAATTCTACACCTAATCAAATGAAAATGCTTTTGACACGTATAGGTGAAAATACCAAGATGGTCATCACCGGTGATCTCAAACAACACGATAGGAAATATGAAGAAAATGGTCTCAAAGATATATGTGACCGTATCAAAGGTAAACAACATAAACGTATTGAATTGATTCAGTTCGAATTCAAGGATATCGAGAGAAGTCCTATTGTTAAGGACATCTTAGAAATTTATGGAGACTCGTAAGCATCATCACCATATAAATCTTTAATGATTTCCAAGACATCTTTTGCATCCTTGTGAGCAGCCTGTGTAGAACGTAACAACCACTTCGCATGCCTTTTAATCTTTCTTTCAGCTTCCTTACATTTGCTCAGTTCTATCTTTAATTTTTCAATTTCATCATCTTTTGTTTGAGGAATCAATTTCAGTTTTTCATGCTCATCGTCCTTCGTATAAGAAGCCGCTTTCACGATAATAGGGAGACGCCTCGGTCTCTGAGTAGAATGCTGACGCCAATGTCTCTCACCTGTGCTATAAATACGCAATGGGGTAATAGCCAACATGTATTTATAATATGGACAAAAACTTTATATTAATTTAAACACCCGAAGTGGCAACAACCTTCTTCTTCGCGGGCGCCTTCTTTGTGGTGGTCACCTTGGCGGGAGCTTTAGGTGTGGTGGGAGCAGCTTCGGTGGCAGTGCACTTGCACTTGCACTCACCAGAGGGACCGGCGGGACCGGCAGGACCAGTGGGACCCTTAGCGCCAGTGGGACCAGGAGGACCCTGGGGTCCAACACCACCGGCACCACCAGAACCACTGTTATCGATTATTTTAAGAAGAAGGTCATAGAGACGACCTTTGTCGAGACGGGTGCGTTTCATCTCCTGTTCGATTTCTTTGCGAAGAGATTCCATTGTACTATACATAAAAGAAAGATTATCTTTAAACATAATGATCGTGATCGGACCTGAATTAAATACAGGTATTGGTCATCACGCCCAAAAATATACCAAATTATTTCAACCTGACTCGAGGTATTATGTATTCGGAAGTGAACTCCCTGAGAGTGAACATGGTTTAGTTTTCACACTTCCAATTAGAGCTCACCTGGAGTGTATCAAATACGTGAGAACACGAGTGAAAAATCTCGCATGTATGACAGTATGCGAGACTGAGACTGTCCACGAAGATTATGGTCTCATCATGAAAGAGTTCAAACGTGTCGCTGTTCCAAGTGAGTTTTGCAAAAAGGTTCTCTCTCGGCAATTTCCAGACAACGAGTTTTACGTACTTCATGCACACATTCCACAACCTCGTGAAAAACCATACACATTCTATCATATCGGCAATGTTATGGATCCTCGTAAAAGGTTCCGAGATGTTCTCCAAGCGTTCGTTCGTTTGAATGAACCCAATACACGACTAGTGATAAAAGCCACTGCTAAAACTGATGTACACATCCCGTTCCCCAAGGTTGAAGTGCTCAATGGTATACTCACAGATGAAGAGATGGATCAACTCCACGAACGTTGTGACTGTTACGTAAACTTCTCACACTCTGAGGGTGTTGGTATGGGTGCTGTCGAGGCTGCACTTCGAGATAAACCTGTGATCATAACAAATTACGGTGGTGCTCCCGAGTATGTGAAGACGCCATATACAATTGATTGTGGACTTCAAGAGTTGGAGGAGGACGATTTCCTCTTCAAAAAGGGCATGACTTGGGGTAAGCCAAACTTTGACCAACTCTTGGAGTTCATGAGACACGCCTATGATAATCGTGTGCGATATATGGATCACGAGCACACGAAGAAACTAGTGGGACGAAAGAATATTTTACAGGAGTTCGTCCTGAATGTAATTGGTGGCGAGAACGATAAGACCAACGAGGATGGTGCCACTCATCATTGATCCCTTTTGTGAAATGATAGTCATCACAAGATCATCGATGACTGGAATATTCGTGGGTTTTTTAGCTATACGAGGAATGATTGTGAGTATAGTGAGGTAAAGTGCCATCGCTATTATTACAGGTCTAAGACTTTCTTGATCAAACATCATCTTTCTATTAGTCGTTGATTTTAATTTTGCTCACATCAACCTTGGTTCCCAATTGTGGTTGCTTTACACTATGCTTTTTGCAGTAGTCCCCACACACAGCCTTGAAACTACAAGGTTTTCCAGTCATCGTTAGAGCACAACAAATCTTCTTCACTTTCCTCTGTTCATTCACAACTTCAGGAGGTTTGTCAATAAGAATAATTTGTCGATCATCTTTCTTCTTTTCATGTTCGAGGTACTTCTTCTTCATAATCCAAGTCGCGTTTGCAAGTTGAATACACTTCTCATCTGGTTCGCTGATGCGGTACATCTTAGCCGCATCAGCGAGACAGCGTTGCCACATTTCATCACGGATGACTTCCATTTTGTTTTCTTGGTTTTTACCATTTTGGAACTTCACTTAGGTTTATGCTTCTCCACCAATTTCAGCCAAGTAAATATCAACCTGACCAGCAAAATCTGGGCATGTTTCGGTTGTCTTCTTGGTGACAGAATCTTGGACATTTATCACATGCTCCTTGAACTTCTTGACATCTATACCGGTGGCGTTATGGATCTGTGTCTCTGTAGCGATATCCTTGAGTGCGTACAAGTATGCCGCCGCATAGTTCGCATGAAGGATCGCAACGACTGGAGACTTGTCCTGTTGCGCCGCTGTAGCATAACGAGCAGATTGACGAACAAGTTTCTCGATGGACTTGTTTATACCCCTGGACTTATTTTGCATCATCAAGAATAGGACAAAGATAGCAGCTATCAAGTAGAGGTACATCTCTTACTTTACCTCAAGAAAGTTTTGACAGTCTTGCATCGTCTTCACATGATCACCTTCATCGTTTCGAATGTTGACAAAGACATCGTACAAGTTGTTGACATCGTCGTAGTAGTTGGCAGCCACAGCTGGTGGGTGCTCGAGAGAGAGACTCGTACCGTGATTCTTAAGGAATTCGTCATATGTATGATACGCGTGTTCCTCCACTTGTTCAGAGAGATTGTACGCCATCCTAGGTGACACCATATACAGAAGGCATGTCAACCAGTAGTATGCGAAGGCTGTGTGCTGTGCAAAGAATCGGTCCACGAAGCGCTCATCACCACCCAGGTCCTCCATGATCAGAAGGTGGTGATACTCATTCATCGTCTGTGCGAAGTGTGTCTCCAGAAAGTCAGCCTTTCGCCACACACCGAGGGACTCATACAAGTGTAGAACGGAGACAAATGAGAAGTAGGGGACACGAGCGACCGTCTCGAGGACATAGAACCGGGCATAATCTCGATCTTTATAGAGCTGATCGATGACTTTCACGGCTGACTTAACGACAGTCCTATTGATACGCTTCTCAAACCTACGAGCAGTGTTCACGTGGGGCTTGACAGAGACGAGGGTGAGCATGCTATACATAATTACCAGATTTTTAAGTAGGATGAAACTTAAAGGGTTATTTTACAATAAGATTATGACCACCGTTTACGCATTGACAAACCCATCATTCCCCGAAATTAAGATTGGATTTTCTAGTAATATACAACAACGTTTAGGTATTTTGAATTCTTCGGTTCCAAATCGTTTTAGTGTTTACTTTTCACGAACGTATCCAAACGTGACCATTGCTCGACAAGTGGAATCTAGAGTACAAGAGAGATTTAGAGAATATAGGGCTAGTAACGGTGAATTTTTTCGCATTGACCCAGAAGAAGCCGCACTCGAATTGTATCATATCGGCAATGATGTTATGTCTCAAAACAACCTAAGTTAGAGCTTTGAATTGTAATAAAACTAAGAAAGTATGGAATCAGTTCAAAAACTCACCCATATCGAACACGTTCTCAAGAGACCTGACTCGTATGTCGGTCCAGTTGAATTGGGTACAGAACCCTATTGGATTCTCAATGGTGACAAGTTCTCCAAGAAGAACCTCAAGTACTCCCCAGCTCTCTTGAAAATCTTTGATGAAATCCTCGTAAACGCCATCGACCGCAACTCTCTCCATCCCAAGCATGTCAGTTCCATCTCCGTCGCCATAGACAAGGACGTGGGCTCAGTGACCATCGAGAACAATGGCCCTCTCGGTGGGATCAGTGTTCGTATGCATGAGACGGAAGGTCTATGGAACCCAGAACTTGTCTTTGGACACCTTCTCACGAGTACCAACTACGATGACACCCAAAAGAGAATTGTCGGTGGTCGCAATGGCTACGGTGCCAAGTTGGCGAACATCTACTCCACTGAGTTTTCGATCGTTATCAAGGACCATGAGACGAAGCAGACATACACCCAATCTTGGTCAAAGAATATGACTGTCTGTGATCCCCCAAAAATCAAAAAACATTCCGGTGCTACGTCATCTGTAGCCATCACCTTTACTCCCGAGTGGAAGAGGTTTGGTATGTCCAAAATGGACGATACCATCTATAAGATTTTCCAGAAGAGAGTCTGGGATGCGAACATCTGTACCACTCAAAACTGTAAAGTGAAGTTCAACGGTGACGTTCTCACCAAACAAACATTTGAAACGTATGCTAAGATGCACGAAGGTGTTGAGGAGGTGACTTGTGTCAATGGTGATCGATGGTCAGTGTGTATCGGACCTGCTGAAAACGGTATGGAACAAGTTTCATTTGTAAATGGACTCTGTACCAATAAGGGTGGTACTCATGTCGATCACGCCGCGAATCTTATCGCAAATGGTATCATCGATGAAATGGCAAAGAAGATTAAGTTGAGACCTCAACAGGTTAAGAATACATTTAACATCTTTGTGAAAGCAACCCTTGAGAATCCAACCTTCTCGAGTCAAGTAAAGTCTGAATGCACTTCGAAGTCTCAAAGTTTTGGAAGTAAGTTTGAACCTCCTAAGAACTTTGTGAAGAATGCTCTCAAGACTGGTATTGCTGATGAACTCCTGGCACTCTCGAAGTTCAAGGAGATGAAGGAACTTGCAAAGACTGATGGTACGCGTAAATCCAAGATCACCGGAATTCCCAAACTGGATGACGCGAACAAGGCTGGCACGGCACAATCTGGGAAGTGTACTCTCATCGTCACAGAGGGTGATTCGGCGAAAACCCTCGCTGTTGCTGGTCTCTCAGTGGTTGGCCGTGATCATTACGGTGTATTCCCACTCCGAGGTAAGTGTAAGAATGTCCGAGATGTCTCTGTTGCGCAACTCACTTCGAACCAAGAGTTCAATGATCTCAAGAAGATCTTGGGTCTTCAACAAGGAAAGGAATACACAAGTGTCTCTGAACTCAGGTACGGGCGCTTGATGATTATGACAGACGCAGATAATGATGGATCCCATATCAAGGGTCTCATCCTCAATATGATCCATTACTTCTGGCCTAGTCTTCTGAAGTTGAACTTTGTGGTGAGTATGGTGACCCCGATCATAAAAGCAACCAAGGGTTCACAAACTAAGTCCTTTTACACGGATTCCGCTTTCCGTACTTGGTATGGTGACGGGAAACAGGGTTGGAAGATTAAGTACTACAAGGGTTTGGGTACTTCCACGAGTGCTGAGGCGCGTGAGTATTTCAAGAAGATTCAAGACCTCACTGTGAAGTTCGATATGGATACGATGACTGATGATTCTATCGTCCTCGCCTTTGATAAAAAGAAGGCTGATGCTAGGAAGTCTTGGCTCCTAGAGAACACAGCGAAGGATGCTGATCAACTTGAAGTTCCATATGGAAATGTGAAGCAATTGGACATCACAGACTTTGTACACAAAGACTTGGTGAACTTCAGTCTCGCAGATCTCAAGCGTTCTATTGCGCATATGGCTGATGGTCTCAAACCCTCCCAGCGCAAAGTGATGTACGCATGCTTCAAGAAGAACCTCAAGGATGAGATGAAAGTTGCACAGCTGGCGGCATTTGTGGCCGAAAAGAGTGCTTACCATCACGGTGAAGTTTCCCTAGCGGATACGATCGTAAAGTTGGCGAATGACTATACAGGTTCGAACAACATTAACCTTCTCGAACCTTGTGGTCAGTTTGGAACGAGGCTTATGGGTGGCAAGGATGCGTCTCAGACGAGGTACATCTTCACAAAGCTGACCAAGGAGGCACGAAAGATCTTTGATCCCAAGGATGATGCCATCCTCAACTACCTCGATGATGACGGTCGTCCAATCGAACCTGACTTCTACATGCCCACTCTCCCGATGGTCCTCGTGAATGGAACTGAAGGTATTGGTACGGGGTTCAGTTGTTATGTACCCCCATTCAAACCAGATGACATCAAGGACAATATTAAGCGGATTTTGAGTGGCGATGAAATTGTTCCCATGCGACCTTGGTTTAGAGGTTTCAAGGGGGTTGTTCACAAGGAGGAGGATACTTGGATGATGGAAGGTGTATGGAATTGGTCTGGAAGGAATATTGTCGTGACTGAGCTACCACCAGGTCGATGGACGCAGGATTACAAAGAGTATCTAGATGGTCTCGTGGAGAAGAAATTGATTGGAGGATTCGTCAATAACTCAACCACTGAAGATGTCCACTTTGAAATCATGGACTATGCAGGTAAAGATCTCCTCAAAGATCTCAAGTTGAGGAAGACCTTCCGTGTCTCCAATATGCATCTCTTCCATCCTACTAGGGGTATTCACAAGTATGAGAGTCCCGAGGAAATTTTGAAGGATTTTGTGGAACTTCGCCTCGAGCACTACAAGAAGCGGAAGGCACATCTCATCGATGTACTCGAGAAGCGAGCAGAGATGTGTGACCATAAATCAAAGTTTGTCTCGATGGTGATTGAGGGGAAGTTGGTAGTGTTCAAAAGAAAGAAGGTGGAGTTGGAGGCGGAGATGTCTTCGATCTTCCCCAAGATTGATGGAAACTTGGACTACCTCCTCAACACGAAGACTGTTGAGTATACAGAAGAACGCGTCAAGGCTCTTCTAGATGAAGCGAAACAGGCGAAGGATGATCTAGAGAAGATGTTGAAAACGAGCCATATTACGATGTGGAAAACGGATATTAAAAATATGTAAGCAGTAAGTAGATATGGGTGAGGCTGCTAAAATTTCCCTCAAGGCTATTGGAAAGCAGGATACACATCTTCTTTCCAAAGACCCAGAAGAATCATTCTTTAATTATAAAGACGATAAAGTACATTCTACTTTTCGAAAATATCATAGATCGCGAAATGTTGTCAACCCCACAGGTGTACCAAATTGGCCATTCGGACAGACAATCAAAGTTGAATTCAATCCCCAAAATATGGGTGATCTTTTGAGTAATATGTGGTTGAGTGTAAAAATGCCCGGACTTCGAAATCCAACTGTTGGTAACTACGCAGACCAACTGGGTAGACACATTCTCAGAAGTATCACGATGTATGTTGATGATTTGGAAGTTGAAAAGGTTCATGACGATTGGGGAATTATTTACGATGAGTTGTACCTTGAAATTTCTGAAAAAGTTGCGAATAGATTTCTTGTGAATAGAAACATAGGCTATGACGATTCAACTCTTTATCCAGCACTCGCTCAATATGATTCGGATCTTATGATTCCTCTTCACTTTTTCTTTTCCAGGAAATTTGCGAGTGATGAATATTCTTCAAATAAACCAAATCGTCCATATTTTCCAGTGTGTGCGATACATAGACAGAAGATTGTCTTCGAATTAGATTTTCATAAACAATCATTTTTTACAGATAGAACACAACTTCTAGAACTGACTGAATTCAAACTCGTCACAGAAGAAATTACTGTCAATCCTGATGAACGAAAATACCTCGCGAATGAGAGACAAACACTCATCACAGATCTTGTTAGAAAGCACCCCACCACAGTGAGTGAAATTGGTAAAGACATCATTCGAACAAACCTCGTTCCAAATATACCAGTCAAATGTATACATTGGTTTTTGCGAAACACTTTGTATGAAAATGAAAACGTGGCGATAGGTGATCCAAGTGACCCCGAGAACTATTATTCCCAAAACCGTTTTAACTTTTCTTCGAACGTAAACTTTGACGAAGTCCAAACATTCTTTGAGCCGATCATGGAAAATGCGAGTTTTTACATCAACGGGAATAAACTACCTAATGTTTCGAATACAAATCACAGTTACTACAAATATCTCATCCCTTTCAGAAATAGACTTGCGAGACCATTTAGAAATATCTATACATACAGCTTCTCGATGAATCCTATTAATGTGGAACCATCGGGAAACTTGGATTTTAGTCAGATACAGTCGGAAAAAACTTCGATAGAAGTAAAATTGGATACAAGGGAGGGGTCGCTAGTCGACGTGAATACTAAAACGTACTCTCTGCAGATGTACTACACCGGTTATCAGACATTCGTATTTGATCGCGGATTTATGTCAGTTGCTTACTAAACAACGAACCCTTGTTCGTAGAAATGTAATCAATGATATTATTCTTAATACACCATTTGATGAAATTCAACTGTGCTAGAGTTGTCTGAATTTCGTGAGATGTACCAGGAATTTCATAGGCAAATTTTTCTGAACGACAAAATGGATCGAACAGTTTCTTACTATACCCATCGAGACTTGATTTATAGGCACAATGAACCGTGAAATACTTTCCATCTTTAGTTGTGTATGAAGTATTGTTTTTCTTTGCATAGTTTGTGATGAACCATTCCAAGTTTCGTAGAGAGATTCCACTTGATTTGTCTAGAATGTTCATTAATTTAGTTCGGTTTTCTTCTTGATTATAAAATGAATTGATTGATGTTAGTAGAATACCACTTTTACTCATTGCTCAATACTGAGCCCAAATCTATAAGCCCCTTTGAATTTTCACAGCCAGGACATCCTCTGACAAACATTTTTTCAGGACCATGTGTATGTAGATTCGAACTCGAAAGTGACCGAACTTTAAGTTTTTCACCTTGAGTTTTGTGATGTCTACAATATCCATTTTCTGTTCCTTTGAAAAGACATCTCTGTCCATTAGACTTTATACCCTTACATAGTGATACGGTCGCGATAGATGGTAAATCTCTCAAAAGTAAATTGAGAGGGACTGCATGTTTTTTAGATATAGTCTCCGCATACTCTCCCAATAAAATGCCAACACGCTCACCAACTTCTTGTTCAATCAGTTCCGTAATTTTATCATGCAACATCACTCCTTACTAGATGATTGCTCGTATTTTTTAAATAGGTCTTGAATCGATTCAGTTTTTGGAACCCTCGTTTCTTTAATCCGTTCACGTAACTCAGCAACTTTCCCCGAATGATCGATACCAAGCTTCTTACACTCTTCTATGAGGTCATCTTTTTTCATACCACTGAGTGCTGGACCAGTCTCCTTCTTTTTAGGTTTGTGTTGAGATATGATCTCCCCAAATATATCCTGTTTCGGATCATCAAATAGAGGTTCGAGAAGATCGCACACCGGGTTTAGGAACTTGTTTACGAAATAGTAATGGTAATCAACGGGGATATTGTTTTCTTCTACATACTTGGGATCTTCAGCCTTCTCAAATCCCTTAGCTTTGGGGTCATCTGTCTTCGTCAGTAAAAATGGAACACGATCACCGGATTGTGGTTCAGAACCAGGCTTTCTGTCACGCATCTTGTGAACAACTTGTACGTGGGCTTGATTAATCTCACCAATTCGATGACCCGTGACAGACACTGGCTCTCCATTCACCTTGTAACTGTCTGAAAGTGACTTACTGAGTATCAGTTTATCATTCGGTACATCACCTGAAAGAAGTTCTATCGCTCGTTCTTTGGCGAGTTCCATAGGTGGACCTGTGTCGGGGGCATCAAGAACTACATCGAGGAGTTCTTTACACACTTCCCTCACGTGTGGAGTATTGTCTCGACGAACAACTTGAAGTCCCTTGATGTCGATGTAATCCATATGCATCTGGTCATCTTTACCCTTTGTCCAAAGCTTGGCGGCGTACCGCTTCTTTGAATAGAGGAAATAAGGCCAGTAAACCTTCTCGAGTTCCAGGTTGTTTGGCTTCTTGAACAGGGCGCTACACTCTTCAGCTGCGCGCTCACCTACTTCCCAGCTATACTGTACAGCTTCCTCACCCTTTCGATCACCTACATCAAACTCAACCATCACTGAATCGGTGTCACCATACCTTACCTTCGCACCCGGAAAGTTCTTCTCGACATAGGTCTTCGTCTCCTCGATCATACCACGACCTCGACATGTCGTCGTCGATGCGATTGGAACACAGGGTAAGATCCCTTTACCAGCCCCTGTAAAACCGTATACAGAGTTCATCGAGATTTTATAAGCCAACTGCTTACCATTGTAAACCTCCTTCATTCCACCCGTCGCAGCCGCCATATCCTTTTTTGCTTTCTTTCGAAACTGTTTGAGCTCAAGAAGAATCGCCGGTAAAAGACTAGGGACACCTTGAGCAAATTTATAAGTTCGATCACCAATATTGAAGGTTTCGTAAGTAACACCTGGTATATTCCCATATCGCCTTTCATCCATCACATAGCTCGAATAACACAGATTATGGGCCATCATGATTGAAGGGTACAATGCTTCAAAATCTAGGGCTGTGATTGGTGTATAGTATGCACCTTTTTGTGCCTCAAGAACAGTCGCACCTTCGTAAGGTTCTTCAGGAATCGCACCGTATCGAATCGTGGGAACCATAAATCCCAACTCCCTAGCCTTCTTCGTGAGCTGACTAAACACCTTAATCTGTTGACCGCGTTCAACTAGGAAACATAGAGGTACCCAAGTAGCTTTAGCCATCTCCAGGAGGTTGAGGAGTGTACACAACTTCTTCAAGAGTTTGTGGGGAAGTAAGGTATCCTTAATACAGTACTCAGCAACTTCACCCAACTTTACAGGATCACCCTCTTTGTAGCGAGCAAACATTTCTTTAGGGGACATATCAATCTTTTGGTCATCGAGATACAACTTTGAAACACTGTTCAAACTGTACGAATCCAATTTGTATCCCTTCTTAACTTCATGGAACATATCGAAAATAAATCGTCCAGACATCGGAAGTAATTTCAAGAAGTTATCCCCCAAAGCACTTGAACTCAATTTTTTCAGAGTAAGTTGACAAGATTCATCATTCAATCTACCAAGTTTGAAAAAGTTTGGGTTGCATCCACAATAACGAGCTCGTTTGTAAATATACTCAAGATCGAAACCGAAAATATTCCAACCAGTGATGATATCAATGTTCTTATCGTGTAGATACTTATGAAACGCTTCGAGCATTTCCCGTTCAGTCTCAAAACTTATGACATCAGGACCTTCCGTCTTCTTGTAACATAAACATACCTTTTCATATGGTTCATCAGTTCCAAACTTACAGAGAGAAATTGCAATTTGAAAACAAGCATCACCAGGAACCTCTGCATCTGGAAACTTACCTGTGGAACTGTTACACTCAATATCAAATGATCCCACAACGAATGGGGCAATATCATCCCGATCCACTGGCTTCAGAGAAGACCACTCGTTACACCATAGATCTATGTCCACCTTGGCGAGATGCGATCTCACACACTTGTCACCAGTATCGATCCAACCAGTTGATTGAATACCAGTTCGATGCATCAGGCGAAGAACTGGATCGAGGTTAGACTCATACACTTTCAACACTTTTGTTCCAGAAGAAAGGTCGACAGGTCTTCTCAAAAACCCATCAACACGACGACGGGCTGCAAGGTTCGTAAAGTTGATCTTCATAAAAAAGAACTGTTCATTGTTTTGAAATCCCCAAACATCTTTGGACTTGGCCATAGAATATGAAGTGACACATTCGGGACATTTCCTACACAGGAGATTATAGATTTCATTGACTGTTTGTTGTGACGTCCCAAATGAAAGTTTTATGAAGAAGTACGGATTGAATGATGTAGTCACACAAACCGATTTACCATCCTCAGTCTTCCCAAATATACTGACATGGTGTTCTTCTTCTGTGTCTCTAGGTTCCCATGTCAAAGCCTGGAAAACCACCATATGTATATTATGAGCCAAATTTTTAATATCAATTACTAATAAATGTCTGCCGCTTTAATTGAGCTTGTGTCGGTGGGTGCTCAGGATGTCTACATCACGGGTGAACCCCAGGTCAGCTTCTTCCGCCAGAACTACAAACGTTACACCAACTTCGCTATGAAGCCTGAGCGTATGGATTACATCGGTACCTTCGGTGCGAACAATGAAATTACTGTCCCTATTCGCTCTAAGGGTGATCTCATGAGCTACATCTGGATCGAGGACACTCTCGTGTCCAACGTGCAAGATAACCCCAACGGTCTATTCTCTTCCACCGCCTCTAACCCCACTGAGTTCCAACTTTGGATTGGTGGACAAAAGGTTTCTCAACTGGATTCCCTCTTCATTCAGGGTGTACACAACCCCCTCATGCGTGACACCACTGCGAAGGCGTCGATGGCTGCTACCACATCGACCCTGAAGTCTAACCATGGTGGAGACCACTACATGATTCCTTTCTTCTTCGGTGAGGATTGGACCAAGTGTCTACCTCTCGTGGCTCTCCAGTACCACGATGTCGAGATTCGCATCAAGTGCCGTGATGGTTACACTCCCGTCGGCACTCCCAAGATCTGGGGTAACTATGTGTACTTGGACACAGAGGAGCGCAAGTTTTTCACTGACAAGGAACACGAACTTCTCATTACCCAAACCCAATACCAACTCGCTTCCAGCACCGACACTGAAATTGATCTTAGCTATTTCAACCACCCCGTCAAGTCGCTTCACCTCGTCTCTGGTAACACGACCGCTGGTAATGACTGGGATTCCGAGTTCACATTCGATAAAACTTCCCTTTACATCAACGGTGTCCCCCTCTTCGAGGACACTTCGAACGTGTACCACCATACCGTCGTTCCCGAAATGCACTGCACCGACCTCCCCGATGATATTCTCGAGGATCTGCCCACCTTCTCGTGGCCTTTCTGCCTGACCATGAGCAAGATGCAGCCCACTGGGTCGCTTAACTTCTCTCGTATCGATAACGCTAAGCTCACCCTCACCAACCCCTCGGGTGGTAACCAGCTCCACCGTGTCTATGCGGTCAACTATAACATTCTCCGCGTGAAGAATGGTATGGCTGGTGTCGCTTTCGGTAATTAATTCCAATTGTCAATCAAAGTTTTCGTCTTTTCATACATTCCCTTCCCATGGAAGGTCTTGTCCTTTTCTCCCTCCCAAATTGTGAGTCGGTCCTCAAGGAAATCCTTGAACTTATCCGAGTCACAGTTAGACTTGTATCGAACCTTTTCACACTTAAGTGCCTCTTCCATCACAGCATTACGAGCATCCATCGAACGCTTAGCCATTTCATCGGGTGTCAGACGAGTAGAGACTTCTTGTTTTTTTCCAAGTGCCATTTATATTATGGAAGCTCCTATTCTTTATTACTGTAAAGCGTGTAAGAGAACTTATGATGGTCACGCACAATGCTGTTTCGAGATGGAACATGTCGAAGTTAAAATCCCCACAAATACTAAATGATACCACTTATCATAGCTGGTGCCCTCACTGGTGCCCTCGCGTACACTTATATGGGACAGAACCTCGTGTCCGCCTCCGAAGCTAGAAGGCTCATCAAGGGGGGTAAGATAAAGAAGGTCATCGACGTTCGCACCATCACTGAATACCGTGCGGGTCACTACCCCAAAGCACTTCATATCCCTGTGGACAAGATCAATGAAAAGACCACCACAGAACTTCCCAAGAAGGGTTTACTCGTCTACTGCAACACTGGACAAAGGGCCAGATTTGCGGCAGAGAAATTAGAGGAACTTGGGTTCGAAGATGTCTATTACATCGCTGGACCTTATACAGGATTACTTTAAATATGAGAGTAGCCAATGTACCCCTCTTTCTTTACAATCCCTGGTGGTAATGTTTCAATCATCTGAACTTCCGCCTTGACCGATGTCTTGACACCTTTGGGTTTCCCTTTGGGTGGTATCATCAGAGTCTCTTCCTCTTCCTCTTCCTCTTCCTCTTCTGGGGTCTCTGGGGCGGGACCAGGGGCGGGACCTGGGGCGGGACCAGGGGCGGGACCAGGGGCTGGCTCGGCTTCGGCTGTCTTTTTCTTACCAAAGATGTAATTATAATTTGTCGCTATGACGAGAACGACTACAACTAGAAAAGTTCGAAGGAGTCTATAATCGATACCTTTCATTATACATTAGTACAATATTTTTTTAGATGTTCAAGACGATCATTTTCACGGTTCATAAATATTGTGAGTTGAGTGACATTACCTTTGAGTGTAACAAGTCCATGCTGCTTCAAAGATGTGACATTTTCGACCCGTGTTATATCAACCCAAGACATCTTTGAACTCGGTGTTTTACTGTGATGTATAGCTAAGACAGCTGCATCCCTCTTCGTCTCCCTAGGAACCTGGTCCCCATCGCAACATATTACAACGTGTGCACCTGGATAACCACTCGCATGCACCCACCAACACTTTGGGTCACTCGAGTTTGTAAGCATATCATTCTCTTTCGCTGTTTCTCCGACGTATATGGTTACATCATCTTGTGATATATATTGGTACATTTATGTTATTCGATGTTATTCTTTAATATTTTCATCGATAATCCTATTCAAAGTTCCAACCAAAATATATTTATATTCAGTCTTAATTAACTCGCCACAATGTATACCAGTCCAAGTAGCTGGAAAGAATATGAGTTTACCTTCTTCTGGTCGTACTTTTCTACCATTTATAAAAGCAGTTTTACCACCTTCATCTTCTTCTAATGTATTTAAATACCACATAAATGTGAGAATTCTACTTGGGTGTTGACCAGAATAATCAGAGTGCCATCTATACCTCGAACCTCCTGAAATTCTTTGTATGCTTATACAATGTAGAGCAGTGGTAGTTCCTAAACTAAAATGTTTCACGAAATTAACATCACCATCTATCCCAATTGTTTTATCTAAAAACTTCGTAAATTCTTTTCTGTATTCTATTAAACCCTCTGTAATAAAATATACGACCTTTTCATATAACTTGCCCCAGGTTTGGGGGTATTCCGTGAGATGGATTTCTTTACTATCTTTCCAACTCTTATTCATTGAATTACCTACTAACCCATCTTTAAATTGATCAGAATTACTTTCAAATTTTTTAATGATAGCTTTACATAGATTTGATGGTAAACTGTTTTTTATTTCATAAATGAAACTCTCATCCATATATTAAAGATATATTTATAATCTTTAATATATGCACGTCGTTCTTAAGCCCAGTCCATCTGTGAGTCATAAGTATCGTGTGATTCTTCCAAGTAAAAGAGCTATAGATTTCGGTCAGAAAGGTGTTCAATATTACACAGATCATGGCGATGCTCGTCTCATGCGTGCACATCTTATTAGGAAAGGTGCTGTGATTCCTAAGAAGTTGCGGATAGAGACAAACCACCGTGAAATTCATCGGGGTATGTTGGGTGTAGATGAAAGTGAAAAGGAAGATTGGGAAGATTTTTTTAGAGCTGAATACTGGGAACGGTGGTTGTTATTGTCCTATCCGGATGTCAACAAATCCAAGCTATACATGACAATGACCAAGGGTGTCCTTTTCATGCCCCAACCAGAAGATTTATGGTTTTGTGAAGACAGTATTTTCAAAGACCTGTAGAACCAAATCCACCAGAACCCCGTTCAGTATCTTCTACTATGTTAATTTCCTCAATTGGTGGCGTTTCACAACGCTCAAGAACAAGTTGTGCGATACGATCCCCCTTCTTGATTTCAAAGTCTTTCTCTCCATGGTTGAACAAGACGACTTTAATTTCACCGGTATAATCGGGATCAATAACACCCGCACCAACATTGATGCAGTGCTTAACAGCTAGACCCGAACGAGGAGCTACACGACCATATACACCTGGGGGGAGTACAACTGTAATACCAGTACCTACGAGAGCTCGACCAGCCTGGCACGGAACCATGGCATCTTCGGAGCTATATAAATCATATCCCACAGAACGATCAGAGCCACGAGTAGGCACAATAGCATCGAAACAAAGTTTCTTGACCCCGAGGGACATCTATTTTTATTACAATCTAATTCCTTAAGTCGGTGGTTGACCAAATCTAGGTGAAATACCATTTCTAGCTCTTTCTTTATATACAAGCTCAAGTAACCAGAGAAACATCTTACTATAACTAGTTATTTTTCTTCAAATATGTGAGTGTACAAATACCACAACTGAAAATATTTATGAAATATTGACACCCCAAGATATACAACTTGGTGTATACATCTTCATATGCATAAAAGTAAGACAAATATAAAGTCATACATGATTCATAACCAACACGAATCAAAACATTTGATGTGTGATACAACTTATTAATTGCTGGGTACAAGGAGCTGTTTCTAGGTGTAAGTCTTCGAATAGTAAGTAAAGATGTATCAATTTCAACTAGTCCCACACGACTGACGATAAAAGCTTCATATGGGTACAAGAGGGGTCTGAGAAGAGCTAAAAGACATACCAAATGATGAAGTACGATCAAACTTCTGTACCTATGTACAATTTTCGGTTGGAGAAATATCCACACGAGGTCGTAAGACATGTATGTCGTAAGGGCGTGCGTCAAAAACATCGGATACACCACGTATCCAAAGACTGTCTCGGCGATACATAATACAGAAAAAGGTGCTAGAAATGTTAATGAAGCCACATCATGAATAAGAATGGAACGATCCTTATTCATCCTGTGATAAGAGGATATTTTTGCACTCAAAGGGTTTCGAACCCCTGACCTCAAGCTTACTAAGCTTGCGCTCTACCACTGAGCTATGAGTGCGGAATGCTGAGAGCGGGGTTCGAACCCGCGCGTGCGTAGCACAAACGATCTTAAGTCGTCCTCCTTAGACCACTCGGACATCTCAGCCTTTTACGAGTATCATGTGAAGATAGATTATTATTCGTTAGGTGGATGAGACCAGATAAATGAGGTAGCTATATATTTAACACCCTTTTCAACCTTTTTACCTCTGTGATAATAGATCCACGATGCAGGAAACAATACCAATTTACCAGCTTTAGGCTGAACAGATTTACCACAGGCAAAATCTGTAGTTCCACCACATCCCTCCTCTACATCATTCAAGTACAAAATATATGTAAGTAAGCGACTATTTCCAGGAAGTTTTGCGTCATGATGCCAGCGATAAAATCCATCTTGTGTAGTTTTTTGAATTTGTGGTTTACCTATATAAACATTTTTCAAATTGTTTTCAAGTAGTTTTTTTTTCATATCTACATCCTTTTCATATATATGAGTAGCATAATCACCCAAACTTGACCGCACAGAGTCAAATATTATTTTCATGTGTACCTCCGCCTCTTTCCGCCAAGGTCCTTCAATAGTGTTAAGTGGTACGTCTGTACTCACTTTAATATTTTTGTTTACACCACCCATTGTGCCACCTGGGCGTTGAGCTGACTTATTATTTTCAAATAATTCGATCAGTTCATCACAATATTTACGAGACAGATGTCCCTCTTTTTCAAAGATAAGGTCTTTCATTGTTATATATTGTGTATTGTGTATTACGCTTTAAGCGTCTAAAGACTCTTTACTCCACACAAATCCTGTAAGTACATACTTTTCACCCTTTTCAACCTTTTTACCTCTATGAAGATATGTCCACGTCGAAGGAAATAATACCAATTTACCCACCTCTGGTCGTATAGATTTACCTGTATAAAAATCTGTTGTTCCACCGGCTCCTTCTTCTACATCGTTCAAATAAATCAGATATGTGAGTATACGACTATTTGATGGTCGTGCATCATGATGCCATCTATAAAATCCACCGGTATCCATTTTCTGCAATCTGGGAAAACCCAAGTGGAAATTGTGTAACGGGTATCCTAGTTCGTTAAATTTTTCTATATCGTCTTCTACGAGTTTCCAGAAGTAATCTCCAACAGCTCCACGGATTTTATTGTTAATATATGAAGCTTCGCGTGAAAATCCATTAGCAGGATATAATGATATATCCGTAGTTATCTTTACATTAGGATTATACCCCCCGACAGTTTTACCTATATTCTTATTTTCAACTGCATCGTAACGCTTTATCAAGTTATTACAAAAATGGGGGGTTAAGAAATCATCTTTTTCGTAAATAAATTCCATTACTGTATTGAGTATTATTATCTTTAAATCATCTCGCATACCCAAATCCAGCAAATATGTACTTGGTACCATTTTCAACTTTTTTACCCCTATGAAGATAAGTCCAAGTTGTAGGAAACATCAGTAATTTTCCAGCTTTGGGTCTCACAGATTTACCTAAGAAATCGGTACTACCACCATCTTCTTCACTCATATCATTTAGGTAAATGATGAATGCCAATACACGACTACACCCATTTAAAGCAGAATCTATATGCCATCTATAAAATCCCCCGGTTCTTGTTTGTTGTATTTGTGCTGCATCAAGTTCTACACGGTCTATAAACATATCTGCTTGCATCTGATTATACAATTTACTGTCGATTAAATGTTTCTTATATTTGTCTAACATTTCACCAGTTTTAGACCGAATAAAATTAAGTTCTTGTTCCCATTGTTTTCCATGAACTTTCAGATCGTAACCTTTTTTAATATGAAGTTGAACTCCACCAGCGGTTAGACCAGGTTCTAGACGACCTTCATTTTCGATTTTTTTTACCAGGTTTTCACAGAATTCTTTTGGAATGAAATCTTCACATTCATACACAAACTCCATTACACTTTATAATGCTAAAGTCTTTAATAATCTTAACCTTTATTATGAATCATATGATGATATCAAATCTTTAAGCATTTCGGTGGTGGTTCGAACGCTGTTTTCTCTGCGAGTTCCTTACGCTGTTTCAATTTCTTGATATCTGCACCCTGGCAATCATGTTTTGGTAGGTGAATACAACTCGGACAGAAACTTCCTTCACAGTATTGACAATCAATGGGTACACCACATTTTTTCTTACAACGTTGGCAAGGCATGCTATACTATCACCCCCCATTTTTAAGTTCGTGAACAACCATCAAAAACGCAACCGGGTCGTGCCAATACGAACCCACCGTCGCGTTCGGATCTTCCGGGTCATACGACTCGTCACCAAATAAGAAATCAACACCAAATATAGCTATACTCGGAATATTGGTTGCTGGATACCGCTTCCCAGATCGCCTCATTTCGACAGAAACCTGACGTTTTTGGAGGTTACAATGGTTACAGAGTGGTTGGAAGTCGTCAACCGTTTGTGTCATAGCATCTAACACTCTAGGGTCATTGTAAAGATCGTTCTTGTGGTCAATCACAATACTCGACCTACAACCACATACGACACAAGGTTCATTCTGGAGTGCTTCACGAATGTCGTTTCGAATCGGACGTTTAGATTCGATTTGATCCGGATTCCAACCATCCATTTGAATATGCGTGATTTTACGTTGTTTACCTCTCACAAATTTCCAAATGTACCGATCATCATTCCAGGGGCGATTGTATCGGATATTACCATTTGTAGACCACGGAAGTCCGACATCTTGAATCTCCTCGATGGTCACTTCCCGGCTAATACCACTCTCATCCGGACAAAAGAGACTATCGATGATGTTTAAACGATCTTGGCGAACCATTTTTACTCATCACCTAATTTCATATCACTTAGGCTCTTAAAGTATGTTTCATCAAGTTCGGATCCCACGAATCGACGACCCGTCTCTTTACAAGCAATCGCAGTCGTTCCACCGCCAAGAAATGTATCTACGACGACATCACCTTCGTTTGAATGCTTCTTAATGAGCTCTTCAAATAGTTTGATACTCTTTTGAGTAGGGTGAAACCTCTTTTTACCCCCTTGGATTGGAAATTCGTAAATTCCCTTGTCGTATTCACCATTGAATGTTGGTTTTCCTTTCTTCACTCCTAGAAGTGCAATTTCCCTAGAGTTTGTGAGATAGTTCACTCGAGAGTTTATGGGTTGTGGGTTCGTCTTGATCCATTCGATGAAACGTAATTGTTTAAACTTGTACTTTTCCATGAGCTCTTTGAGATGTGATAACTTCCAAAGATCAAAGAAAATAATACACGTCCCACCATCCCTCAACTTCTTGTAGTACAACTTCATAAAATCTTCAAGTGTTTCCATCGTGAACTTCTCATCCCACTCTCCATAATTTGTTTTGACACTATACTTTGTTCCGTAGATAGTTCCATACTTCAAGAAATTTTCCTTCGCATTTGGTGTTGTTTTAGCGGCATCATTCTCAATGAGATAGTCTTCCCACTCTTTTTCAGTCTTTGTTAAGTTCTTACCAGATTCAATTGCGTTATGAAGAGCATTCATACCGGTTTCATGTGAAATGATATACGGTGGATCCGTCAATATCAAATCTACAGACCCATCGTCCAAACTCTTTAAAAGATCTCGTCCATCACAATGGCGAATATCCATATATCTGTATGAGACTTCTACTGTTTAAGTTAGATAAAGCCTCTTTTGTATATACCAACAATGACTACGGTCGCATTTGCCAAGCCAGTCGTTCCCACTGAGTACTCCCGCCTCAAGACAACCCTGAAAAAGTCTACAGCTGCGTATGGCACCGCTCTCAGTGCCTCGTACTTCATCACACAGGGAGCTGACCAGGGTGTTTCGGCAACCTTGGGAGCCGCCGCCTCGTACGCGTATGTGACCCTTCTATCGGATAGGGTGGACAAGTTTGAAAAATCGGCAATTCAGAAGGAGTTCTTGGCACCACTGTGTGCCGCTGCTTTTGAAGTGTCGTGGAATAACGCACCTTTCGCGTTTGACTTTGATTATGGAGCTACTTTCGTGGGGTTTCTCGCTTATAAGTTTGCCCTCACCACAGTCCTATACGAGACTGTGAAGGAGATGATGATTGGGGACAGTGAAGCCTTCTACGACACCGATGAGAAGGTCTACAACGACCTTAGCGAAGACGACGAAGTTCCCGAGCAATCTTAATAATTTTACGAGGAGACGCTCGGTTGATCTTCCTCTGGCTAGTCGCATTCAAATAAGAAACACGTTTATCTACCACATTTTTAACGTTAGCCCTGGCACGCGCAACGGCGGCTGGATTGGGGGTGCGTGGCTTGGGTCTGGGGATACGCACAGGGGAAACCGCCCGAACCACCTTCATTGTGGGGGTCGTGATACGAGTGGTCATGGCCTTCATAAAGTTGGTGGCAATCTTCCTGTCGAGAGCCTTCTTTTCCGCGCGCTTCTTCGCAGCCATGCGCTTCTTCGCTGCCTGAGGGTACATCTTCGCGAGGGGGACGTTGTTCATGCTGTTCTTCGCTTTACCTTTGATGGCACCACACAGTTGCTGGACAGTCTTCTTATCCGTGTTGATGCCATACTTCTTGGCAACCTTCACCACCTCATCCTTCTTGTAGAGACGGCACTTACGCGCACCGAGCTTGAGATCACCCGCCTTGTCTACGGAAACGAGTACTGGAGTCATTGTTTATTATTAGTCAAGAAATTTATTGCTTTTTATTAAAGGAAGATATGGGTGTCCTAATATTCTATGTATATTTACTCTCACGTCTTACGAGAAAACCCAAATGGAAAAAAGTCAAGGCCAAGGCTCGGTGGATTTAATTCATCTCCCCGGTCTGGAGGAACTTATCAATCCTGTTCGCGATAGACTTCCCAATACCCTTCACCTTCTTGGGACCCTTCGCCAATTCCTCACCACTCGTCACTTCATAGTCGAGGTTGTAAATGATTTCAGCGGCGTTCTTGTACGCACGAACCTTGAAGGGGTCTTCGAGGTCTTCAGCATAATCCTCGAGGGCCCGCGCAACTTCCTCGTTGGTGGAAGCACCCTTCTCGAGCATCTCGAGCTTCTTCACCTTCCCAGTTGAGAGGAACTCATCGATGACATTGGCGATGCTCTTTCCGATACCTGCAACCTTCTTGGGACCCTTAGCGAGTTCTTTGCCACCGGTCACCTTGAATGGAAGGCGGTCGATGATCTGAGCGGCGTTATCATATGCCTTACTCTTGTGTTCATCCTTTTCGTGGTGAGCGAGCTCATCGAACACATCAGCAAGTTCGCTGTTGTAGGAGATGAAAAAGTCAGACTCTGACTCATCGTCGGTGTCCTCGTCGGAGTCTTCGAGAATCTGACTCTCATTTGAGGCGACCGACTCATCGGAAGACTCCTCGAGAATCTGACCCTCATTGGAGGCGATGGATTCAGCATCCTCAAAGTACTCGTCGAGGAAGTGGTCAACCTTGGAGGCGATACCCTTTCCGATACCCTTAATCTCAAGGAGACTCTCACCATTCTGCACCTCAAAGTCGAGAGTGGCAATGATATCCGCAGCTGTGTTGTACGCCCCAGTCTTGAAAAAGTCAGAGGTCATCTCACCAAGTTCCCTGAGGTGCTCGGCAATCTCCTTGTTTAGGGTGTGCGTCTTGGTTCGAGCAGTCGTCTCAAAGAGAGAAGGCTTTGTATCCTTGTTGAGCTTCTCAAGGGTGGCGACTCGCTCTTCTTCAGACCTTTTGTAGAGTTCCTTGAGCTGTTCAATCTTGGTGCGAGACTCTTCGTTCTCCTTCTCAAGCTTGAGGATGTAATCGGTGATGGAACGGGAGTTCATGTTGGAAGACATTGTATGTGTAATGGAAAGTTGTAGGTGCGGCGTTCACTTAGGTGTTTAAAGATAATATGTGTCCATAATAAAATGTTAACAAGACTCTTAGTTGTACGACCAACTGTCCGTGTCAATGCCAAAGCGAGGGAAAATAATTTCATTTCAACCTCGGATGGACCAGGTGAGGGGAATAAACGGTTTCCTTCTATAGACCAGGGCCCCGAAAAACCCAAAAAGAAGGTGAATCCTATCAAGAAGTTTCTCATGGAGAAGTTTAAGATCAAAGAGATTGATTACAATAAGTTCGAGAAGGAAAACAAATGGGCGATTCGTCCGGGTAAGAACAAGGATAAAGACAGTGATCCTTAAATAATAAATGCCCCTCGCGCTCACTTTCTTCATTCCCACTACACGCAGTGTCAAAACTCGGGCATTCAAAGATCCGGCACAATACGACACAGAAGTCAATGCAGCGCGTGGTTTCAAAACCCCAACTCACACCCACAAAGAAACCAAAAAAACAAATCACACCATCCGTGTTGAGAATGGTGTCACTTATGACCCCGATCAGTATGATATCGAAGAGAATGCCGAACGACACATCATGAAAAAGAATGAAAAAATTAATTGGTAACTACTTCAAGAATGAAATTTTTATCAAATGCACCTAGAGTAATCTTTCCCTCGTCCACAAGACGCTTAATCGTATCACCAACCTTTAGGTTTTCGTTATACGCATCAGTGTGTTTTGGATCAGCTGGTAGGTTTGGCATGAGCATATTGAACGCCATCATTTTCTTGGCCATCGGGATTTCTTTATCTTGAAGTACACGCAAAATGTCTTTGGGAATATTGGAAGGATCCATTATTGATTACTTGGACTTTTTCTTTAATTGGTTACTCTTGGATTTTGGTTTTTTAGACGAACGATCCTTCACATGTTTCACTAAACTGACGGCGGCGGCACTTTGTGCAACTGTAGAAATAAGGGCTCCTGTGCAAATGGGACAAGGCATCTTATAACTTTACCAAAGACAATTCTGACGCCTAAGTGACTCTCAATACATTCTAAAGACATCGACAAATATGGAAGCTCATAAGGACAAACTCAGAAGCCTTCTCGAAAAAGATTCTCCCTTTTTTCGAGAAGTTCAGGAAGAGTGTAAAAAGCAGATTGATCAAAAAAGTAGATGCATCTCAAAGCTAAAAAGAAGGGGTTTTCCTGTTATATTCCAAAATACAACACTTCCTTTCAATCCCGATGCTTTCCTTAATACTATCAAAAACTCGATACTGACCAACTTAACCCGTGATTTCTTCAAAACTAAAAAGGGTGAATGCCCGGGATGTGGTGATTTGTGTAAGAAGTTTGAAAGGGCTCACACCATCAAGGAGAGACCTGCTATTGCGAAAGAGGCCTTGGATAACGTGATCAAGAGAAATTTAGATACTGGGATGTTCGAAATGTCTGAATTTCTCAATGAATTTATAGATTTACATGAGAAGTATCCAATCGTATTTCTTTGTTCCGAATGTCACAAGATTTTTGACGATGTGATTCGAAAAGAAGTCACCATGAAGAACGTGATAAACGTAATCGGAAAGATGAACGCCGCCATGCCTCACCACGAGTTTGAACTCGAACCCATCACTGAAGGTGGTATTCGTGTCAAGCCCGATGGAAAGCAGACTTGCAAAACTATTCGACTTTATGTTGAAAAGTGGCCATGGATTGGAGCTGATGTTGAAATTGATCTTGACAGACCGTTAACCTTCGACAAATTTAACAGCCCTATATTTAGGTCATTCAACGACGCCTATCAGTGGACCAAAGATGAGATGAAATGTGTTAATCTTATCTTCAAGGAAGAAGGACTGAAGAAAGTCACATATTGAGCTTTGTCACATCCACCCCATACCCCAACTCCTCCACAAGTGGGTCGTTCTTGTAGTCTATTTTGTAATACACCTTTTTGATTCCACTACTCGCCAGAGCCTTGTAGCAGTTGAGACATGGATAATGTGTCACGTACGCCACACAATCATCGATGGAGGCACCCCTCTTCGCCGCATCCGTGATTGCGTTAATCTCTGCATGTATCGTCGCTTGTTCGTGTCCATCCCTCACTATGGATTTGTGTTCGCACCCACCTAGAAATCCATTGTAGCCCATACTGATGAGCCTATTGTTCTTCACGAGGACACACCCCACCTTCAACCTCTCACATGGAGACCGAACAGAGGCGAGTTGAGCAGTCTGCATGAAGTAGTCGTCCCAAGAGATTCGGGACATCTTTTATAATTATTATCGTAAATCTTTATCCGCCGTGTAATATGTCTTCCCCTTAGTTACAAAACTATGAACCCTAGCATACCCCCACGCTTGTGGTGAGGCTCCCGGACGATGCCCGGTTCTCCACGCGGCGAGTCCCCTATTGTACACGGTCTTGAGGGTCTTCAAAGGCACACCAGTAGCCTTAGCAATTTCAGGGAGAGATTTGGCTCCCGGATACATCTTTCTAAACTTTTGCGTGTAGGAAGAGGTCTTTGTCTTCTGTCCCTTGTCCGTCTTGAAGTCTTTGTAGTCTCTCCGGAGCATCTTCTTGTAGCGGGTCTCAACCTCCTTGAGGGTGGTGAGTCCCCTGAAATATTTGAGGGGTGCGTAGATCCGTCCCTCCTTTTTACGCAGCTCCCCAACCTTCTTGGTAATCTGAGCATCGCTGAGAGGCATCTTACCTTTTACTGAGAAATTCTAAATGTACCTTCGAATTTATCGGTACACACGGTTTGTGTACCACCCGGTATTTTCACATTTCTTGTTAAATCTATCACCGTTTTATTTTGAATATCCATATCATTCATTCTTAAATGTCCTTGCTTACCCTGATACGCATCAAGTTTATCAATCTTCATATTTTCGATCTGTGCACAACACGCATACTGACCTTTGGGGAGAGAACGTTTAATTTCAACACCCAATTTTGCACCCGGATTCATAGTTAAGTTGGATACAACTTTACCTTCACAACCTTCTTTAGCATACTTCGTAGTCAGTATAATATTAGCCTTTTTGGTAGAAACATTCTTTGCCTCTGGCTTTGGCTTTGGCTTTGGCTTTGGCTTTCCTGAACCACTTACACTGGCGGACATACCTTTCCCTGAACCACTCCCACTTGCGGACATACCTTTCCCTGAACCAACTTTCGTGGCTGGTGCGGGCTCCGCGACTGGTGTGGGGGCGCGTGAAGCAGTCGCCTGTACATTCCTCGGTTTCATCAATAGAAATCCTATTGTTACACCGGCGACAATCAATAACAAAACTAAAACACCGATGAAAGCTGGGTTCATCCTTACCTTTTGCCGAGATATTTTACCGCCGTCTTTATATCGGGAAATAGGCGATTGGCCAATTTCACGCGCCCCGAGTTAGGATTGTAGTACCCACTATACCCCTCGAAAGTTGCCCGAATGAAATCACCCATATAAAAAATACAACATTATTTTAATAAGTCAGGATGAGTCTCTCAATTATCATGGGAAATATGTTTTCAGGTAAGACATCTGAACTCATTCGGAGACTGAAGCGACTCAAAGTTCTCGGTAAACAGATTGTGGTTGTCAATTCTGGAAAAGATACACGATCCCCTGATGAAGTCCTCAAAACCCATGATAATGTCAAGTTTGATTGTCACAAGGTGATCAACTTGTATGAACTACTGGGAAAGTGTGATTTTGAGGATGCCGATGTTGTCGCGATCGATGAAGCACAATTTTATCCCGATCTTAAACAATTTATCATCACATGCATGGATATGGGTAAGGATGTGATCATAGCAGGTCTAGATGGTGACGCATTTCAGAGGAAATGGGGAGAACTTCTTGATTGTATCCCAATTGCTAGCGAAGTTACAAAGTTATCGGCACTGTGTAAGTATTGTCGACACGAGACCCCTGGTCCATTCACAAAGAGAATTGTAGAAGACCGAGAACTCGAACTCATCGGTGGGAGTGATATGTATGTCGCCGTATGTCAGAAACATCTATGAACATCCAGAATCAAAACAACCCGCCTACCGTCACCCGTCTTGGTAAGTTCGTGGTACCGTGCGTGATCAAAGAGGTACTCCTCACCTTCCCTATGTACGTGGGGCCCCTTCTCAGTATAGAGTGTACAGTCACCTCCACCCTCTATAGTAAGATGATACCGAAGTAGGAGGTTTGTTTCTGCACGATGTGGTGCGATAGTCATTGGTCCTTCAACAACTGCGAAAAGTGCAGTCTCTTTATTTATACAGGGAATCTGATCGATGAGATTTTTTAAAAGTGGAAAGTTTTCAGCTTTGTAGAAATAGTACCTCTCATTCTTCTCAAACCATGGATCGAGATCATGGAAGTATTGTTTCTCAAGTTTCTTGGAAACTTTCCCAAACTCTTTTTGAATCTTTCGAAAATGAAACTTGATGAGCCATAGACCTGGATGATCTAGAACCCTATAGTTTGAACATCCAGTAAGTATGTCAATGATCGTGTTTCGCATACCTACCAGGGGTCGTCGTGGGTTCTGAAAATACAGGCGGTCGATGGGTGCCTTTAGGTAATCGTGGAGAACCAACCCTACAGGAACCAATACCAGTGGCCACATTATTTTCTCTGTAGATAATAAAAATGCCTGGATACGGTGGACCAATGGAAAAGTATGCCCCCGCCCCTGTCAAAGAAGTCGAGACTGTCGAGAAGCGCTTCGTGATGCCCAAGATGCCCGCTCTCACTGTGGTTCAGATTATGCTCGTTGCCACTATCGCCCTTTACGCCTACAGCGCCCGTAAGATGAACGGTGTCGTCGTCTCCACCCTCGCGCTCACTGTGGCCCTCCTCCACGTGTACGACCACATGTACCGTGTGAAGCGTGGCCCTGAGCAGCTTTTCTTCCTTCCCAAGAAGGAAGCTTACGGCTGCATGGCGTGCAAGTAAATTATGTTAGTAAAATATAAGTATGCGCGTCAGTATTATTAAAAGTCCTGATCGTAAAAAAAAGTTCAGGGCTGTCTTAGAAGACGGCAGGACTGTTGACTTTGGTGCCAGTGGATATTCAGACTACACCAAACACAAGAATCCTTCACGTATGCGTTCCTATGTACTCAGACATGGCGGTCAAGTACCCAAGAGGACAATAGCAGAGAGAGATCCCAAAAAGATCCATAAAATGATGCTCAATGTGACATCGAGTGATAAAGAAGATTGGAAGTTGAGTGGTATCGGTAGGGCTGGTTTCTGGTCCCGCTGGTACCTCTGGGGTCATCCATCGTTTGAGGGTGCTAAAAAGATCATCACAAAGAAGTTTGGGGTTACTTTTGACAAAGTTCCCTAGCAGAGTATCCAATTAGAGTCATTGGAACTCCAGCTGATTCCAATGCATTTTGTCCTACAACCGCAGCTTTTTTCATACCACCGATTGTTAGTATATCACCAGGTTGGTCATAAGGAGGAGTAGTTCTAATAGCTTTAAATTTGTCAGCAGTAGCACAAAATGCCTTAACATCGTTAGGGTTGGATTTGATAATTTTGTCCATTTCTAATTCTCTTTCCTTACTGGTTTTCAAAGCATCGGTTCTTTTCTTAACAACATCATTTAAAAAGAGTGAGTGTTTCTCAAAATCGTTGATTCCCGACACCTTCAAGAAGTGTGGACCCGTCCTAGGAATTAGACCAGAGAAGAAGGCGGCGGCTGAAGAGGATGATGAACAGCAAGAACAACAAAACATCATCAGAAGTATTGTACCGAGTTTCAGCTTCATATACCTTTAACGTTTATTTAATTTTGCGAGTTCCAAAGCACGTTTCACGAACGCCTTATCCCGTTTAATCTTAGGATCCGCGGCGATAAGACGCAACAACGTAGCAGTGGGGATCTTGGGGCTATTCCCCGTGGGTTTGGGCATCTTCTTCAACTTTTTCTTCGCTTCCTGAAGTTGTTTCACACCTGGCATTTATTATGGGCGGAGACCTTTTTTCGCGAGAGTCGCCTTGAGCTCAGCCATAAGTTTGGCGCGCTTATTGTTTAGCACAGGTTTCCTAGGTGGAGGGGGTGGAGGAGGTGGAGGGGGGGCGCGAGCGCCTTGCGACCTGGGTGTCGCCATAGGAGCAACTACGGTTTGACAGATACGAATAACTTTTTGGGCGTTCTTGACGCTGTTCTCAAAGTTCATAGTAATCTTGGAGCGGAGTTCTCTCGCGGTAAGTTTCACACGCTTTCCATCGACAGTCTTGGTGACACGGAGACCCAGCTTCTTAGCTTTATTTTTCAGGTCCTTGTACTGCATATATTAGTACACAAGAAAATCATAAAACGTCTTGATGTCTCCATCATTAATCAACTTGACAAATTCCTGATCACTTTTCGAGAAAAGAAGTGGATTCGGTGATGCCATCGTAAACGCGCGATCTATAGTTACCCCACTCTGGTCCAGGTAAATGAGTAAGTTTGTGATTTGTTCCTGAGGCAACACATCTAAAGAAATTCTAAACTTTCCCACAGAGAAGTCATAATCACTTTCACTTTTTTTAATGAGCAATTGTCTTTTTATAAACTTTTCTAAATCGGTTTGAGGATTGATACCTATCTTTATATCACACCTGAGATACTCCATCAAGTCTCGAACACCGTGTGCGACCAGTTTCACAAAACTGCGTTTCTCCGGTGTCATACTTACAATGTATAAAGATAAATTGTGAAATTAGGGTAAGATGAGTGAAGTCCATGAACTTAAAATACTTATTCATAAGGTTCTACTACCGAGGATTAGACAACTTGAGGAAGAGGTTTCATCATTGAGAAAACACACTTGGCCATATGTCCAAAGTAATCGTGAGAAACATCAACTTGACGACATCGAGGTGAAGAAGGATTTTTTCAAACATCTCGATGAAGATACGATTAAGGAACTTTTACTTGAAAAGGCGAAACTTACGAGGACACCGGGATTTCACAGGAGAGAATACGATCTTACAAATAATTTTTGTTGAGGTATTATAAATGATCCCAGGTCTTGGATTACCCAAGATTCCTTTCATTTCTGACCTCTTTAAAGGAGATGATAAACCCATGAAGACTGAGTGGCTCGTTGGATACATCGTGAGTATCCTATGTTCCATGTTGGTGGCATATGGTTTGATGAAATCGCCTATCAAAACACCGCCGCTCATGATGATGGCGTGCGTCTGCTCATCTTGTTGTAGTTCCTCGACTTCGCGTGTCGTGTCAGACATTAAAAAGCGCGTTTAAAAAAAGTCGTCTGTCCTGTACATATTCACCGCGAATGAACCAGTCTTACCAGTCACGGAGACTGTTTCATTTCCGTATAACTCTTGGCATCCAATATCTTCCATACAGTCGCGACCATTGTGACTCACTGGAATGGGGTACAGGTTTTCACCTCCAGTGGTTGTATAATAGTTGTAACGATCACGGCGACCACGAACTTCCTTACCATAGAGTGGCAGGGTTTCACCGGACCCAGTGAGTATACCCATCTGTTGCATACGACCAGGTTTATATTTCTTGATAGGTGGCCCTCTGAACTCGGGTTCGCGCCGAATCTCCTGAGAACGCACGGGTCTTGGGGGTACCATCATAGTAGGAACTTTCACTGGAACCTTGACAACTCGGGGATTTTGGATGAGATACACAATGACCACGACCAATGCGACAAGGATCGTCCATAACAGTTGAGTCTTTGTCTTGTTCTTCATTTACTATAGTTAAGGAAAATCTTTCACTTAGAGACATGAAGGTGTTGGCGATTGACATTGGTTATCACAACATGGGTCTTGTGTTGGCTGAGTCAAGCGCGGGTCCAAAGATTGAGGTGGAATACATAAAGAAGGTCAGTCTTGAAGACTACAAGTACATCTACTCAAATGACTTCGTAGACATCATTCCTTTATTTGTTGAAGATCATCGAGACGTATTCGACAAAGCCGAAAAGATTTTGATAGAGAGGCAACCACCCGGGGGTTTCACAAACATCGAGATACTTCTACATTACATGTTCAAAGATAAGGTTTCTTTAATTTCACCTGTGAGCATGCATACACATTTTGGTATAAGACATCTTGACTATAACCAAAGGAAGGAAAGAACTGTCTCTATCGCTGAAAAATATACCGATGGAGACATTCCATATGAGAGAAAACACGACATCGCTGATGCGTTATGTATGATCGTGTACCACAACTTTAGAAATTGTGTGCACCATTTCGATCGGTTCAGGTTCTCTCCTCTCGTAAAACCTTGAGTGCATTCGCGACAGTCTCAAACATTTCAAAAATGTCAACTGTATTTCTCCGTTGAACCGAATCTTCAAGTTTCTTGATGTTATACTCAAACGATTTCTTTTCCTTCGAAATTTCATCCACCTTTGCTTCCAAGGCTGCAACCTTGTCATCAATAAATCTAGTGGTTTTTTCGATGGTTGTATCCAGCTTCTCGATTTCTTGGAGATAAATGTTTTTATGTCTCTCGAGAATTTCCCTTTTCACCTCAGATTCACTGCGTTCGATTTGGTTATCGAGGCGTTCAATCTTCTCCTCGAATGATTCAATGTTGGCTACATAATCAGACTGGTAGACCTCCTTAGCATTTTTTAAGCGGGCAATCTCGTTACGAAACTTAGTATCCATGACTATTTTACTTTAGCTTCATAACTTTAAGCATTTGCTGCACATCATCTGAAAATCCTTTAAAATGCCCCAAACGGTACTGGACGAATGCCCAAAGTGCGAAAAAGAGTGTCTTAGTCAACTTGTTCACTTCATTATCTTCCATCTTGTAAATTGGTCCGACTAAGCGACCCATGAATGTTTCATCTTTGTGTTTACCGGTCATGAACATCTCAGCTTGTGTGAGTGCGCATGTATCATCGTTTACTGACCAGTGATAAAATAAGAATGGAATCAGCATTGAATAAAACTCGAGATTTTTCTGATTGTTTGTGAATGGAACAATCAAGATTGCGATAAGAAAGACGACGTGCATAAGGAATATTATGTTCATCTATTATAAGATGTCAGAAGAAATTAATATGAAAGAAATGTGGAATGAACACCACGAGAATATACTACGTCAATGGGGTGAAGCCTCTGCATGTTACAGGTATATGCATCACAGATCCTTCCTCATGTACAAGAAGTTGAGTCTGCGTTTTAATTTACCCGTCATCGTTCTATCGACCATCACTGGTACTGCGAACTTTGCCCAAACAACCTTACCTGTAAGTATTCAACCTGCGGCGCCATCAATTATTGGTGGCCTGAACCTAGTGGCGGGTCTCATCGCGACGATCATGCAGTTCCTCAAGGTGAATGAATTGATGGAAAATCATAGGACATCCGCGTTAGGTCATGGAAGCCTTTCTAGGAATATCAGACTTCAATTGGCTCTGCCACGTGAAGAACGTAAAAAGGAAGGTTTGAAATTCGTTGAAGAGTGTAAAGCGACATATGACAGTCTTTTAGAGCAGTGTCCTGCCATCCCAAAAAAGATTCTACTGAATTTCGAAAAAGAGTACCCGATTGATGGTGTCTTCACGAAACCAGAGATACTGTCTGTGCGTGCCATACCTGGTCTCAAGCTACCTAAAACGGTGGAACCTATCCGAGCCATCACAAAAGACACAGTGTTCCAAAGGGTTGGTGAATATCTGTCTCCTAAAGAAGAGGAGTATGAGGAAGAAGATGAGGAAGAGGGAGATATGGAAGAAGAGACAGACGTCGAGCAAGGTACACCAAAAGAATAAACATAATCACATTGGTAACAATACCACAGACAACGTATGGTAAAATTTTTCTTTTTAAAGGTTCTACGACACGTTTATGAAGTGCGTCATTTTCAAGCACCAAATCTATGGCCTGATTAGTAAGTTCATCGATGGATTCTTTCATTAAAATAGTTGATCAAAAAAAAGATCCCATAGTTACCACAATACACACGAAACACATCGATCTGATTCGCAAGTATATTCGTGAGGGTAAAAATGTTTTCATCTGTGGTCCATCGGGTGTTGGAAAGTCATACATTCTTAAAGAGGTACTCCACGGTCTCAGCCATGTCGAACTTCAGCCTGAACATCTCAAGAGTAAATCACTCTTTCTTCCATTCATAAGACCATCGACAAAACATGTGTATATAGAAGACTATGACCCCATATTCAAACCCATAATAGAAAAGGTCGCAGATGGTGATCGTCTTTCTCGTGGATCTCTTCTGGTGACTACGACGAGTATGTGTATGTATCCAAATTTCGAAACAATCTTAATACCGAAACACAAACCGGAAGTTTTGAGAACTTTGACAGACAGGGTTGGTATTGAAGTAGAGAATGCTGCGATACGAGCACAAGGAAACATACGAAACTTTTTTACATACTTGGAAGGATATGATGAGATGGATGATTTTGGGAGTCCAAAAGATTTTATCACCGAAGTTCTATCAGAACCTGGTTCGATAGAAATTTATGATCGTATTTCTGAACATGGACATATTTGGGATATTTTTCAGGAAAATTATCTAAACTCCGAAGGTGTTGACATTATAAGAGCTTCACGAGCCTTTTCCGAGGCTGACATGTATGATACACACATGTATTCTAATGGTGAATGGAACTTGATGCCGTATTTTGTATTACACGCTTTAACGATACCCAAAACCGCCTTGGGTCAACCGATCATAAAAGATAAGATCCGACCAGGGAGTTGTTGGACAAAATTCGGAAACTATAAAATGCGTAAACATAAATTTGATGAAATCCGGAGAAAGTCGAGGATGGGGTTGGGTATAGAGGAATTGTGTCTATTAAAGAAATACGCAGAAATTGGAGACTTGGAACCACTCGTCAACTATCAAATTACACCCCAAGATTTTGATGTCATCAATCATCTCGCCGTTGGAAATGGCTTAAAATCGAGGGACGTGACAAGAGTAAAGAAAGCATTGAAGAATGTCTACGAAAGATGAAGAGCCCGAATCCGAAGAGTGTGTTAAGGTTATCGGAAACGAGATTCTTTTCTATGCCGATGTCGATCGCGAAAACGCTCTTGACTTCGTTGAAAAATTTAAGAAGTTGGAGATTGAACTTCTTAAAAAGAAAGCTGAACTCTTTGGGTACGAACCCCTGATTAGGGTTCACATCATGAGTGAAGGTG